GCCAGGGTTTATTAACGGGCGACACCATAAAGTGATGGCCAAGAAGTTCCAAGAGATTGCGGATGGGAAGTTAAAGAGGCTGATTATCAATATGCCGCCTCGCCATACTAAGTCTGAGTTTGCGTCTTACCTTTTGCCAGCTTGGTTTCTTGGACGGTTTCCTAATAAGAAGATCATTCAATCTTCAAACACAGCGGAACTTGCGACTGGCTTTGGCCGTAAGGTCAGGAACCTGGTGGGGAGTGAGCAATACGCCCGAATCTTTCCCAATGTGGCGCTAAGACAAGACTCTAAAGCTGCCGGACGGTGGTCTACGAACCATAATGGCGAGTATTTTGCTATCGGTGTGGGTGGTACGGTAACGGGTAAGGGCGCGGATCTGCTGATTATTGATGATCCACACTCAGAACAAGAGGCAAAGTTAGCGCAAACGAACTCAGAAGTGTTTGATTCGGTTTATGAATGGTACACATCTGGCCCACGGCAGCGTCTTCAGCCTGGTGGGTCGATTGTTTTAGTCATGACACGCTGGTCTAAAAGAGATTTGACGGGCAGGATCGTACAAAGTGCCATAGATCGGGACGGAGATGAGTGGGAAATCATTGATTTTCCTGCAATTCTTCCTTCTGGTAAGCCGTTATGGCCAGAGTTCTGGAGCTTAGAGCTACTGAATGCGCTAAAAGCTGAGCTTCCTGTCTCTAAATGGAATGCACAGTACCAACAAAGTCCGACATCCGAAGAAGGTGCGCTAATTAAGCGGGAGTGGTGGAAGATTTGGGAGGGGGATAACCCGCCACGGTGTGAATTTATGATCCAAAGCTGGGATACGGCGTTTTTAAAGAGCGAACGCTCTGACTATTCAGCCTGTACAACGTGGGGTGTGTTCTATCTGAATGAGAACGAAAAAGATGCACACATTATTTTGTTAGACGCTGTCAAAAGACGGATGGAATTCCCTGAATTGAAAGAAACAGCGTTCAGATACTACCAAGAGTGGGAGCCAGATGCGTTTATTGTTGAGGCCAAAGCATCGGGTGCGCCGTTAATCTTTGAGTTACGCGCAATGGGCATTCCTGTGCAGGAGTTTACGCCGACAAGGGGTAATGATAAGATCGCTCGTATAAATGCTGTGTCGGACTTGTTTGCATCAGGTAAAGTATGGGCTCCAGCCACAAGATGGGCGGAAGAAGTGATTGAAGAGATGGCATCTTTTCCAAATTCTGAGCATGACGACTTAGTGGATAGCTCGACCCAAGCATTAATTAGATTCAGGAAGGGCGGATTCATAAGATTGGATTCGGATGAGCCGGAAGATCTTCCATCATTTCGGCGTAAGAAAGCTTATTACTAGGGATCGACATGTCTATTGAAAAAAGTTTGTACTCAGCACCTGAAGGGTTAGATTCATTGACGGACGAACCGGCGATTGAAATTGAAATTGAAGATCCAGAGTCAGTCACTATTAACTTTGACGGACTAGAGATTGAGATTGGCAAAGGTGAGGACGAAGACTTTGATGCCAACCTTGCTGAGTATTTAGACGAAAGCGTCTTACAAGATATGGTCAGTGATCTGATCGGCGACTTTGATGATGACGTATCGTCGCGCAAAGACTGGATGCAAACTTATGTGGATGGTTTGCAGTTGTTAGGATTAAAAATCGAAGAACGCATGGAGCCTTGGCCAGGGGCTTGCGGCGTGTACCATCCTCTATTGTCAGAAGCTTTAGTCAAGTTCCAAGCTGAGACAATCATGTCAACGTTTCCTGCGGCGGGTCCTGTTAAGACTCAGATCGTTGGACGCGAAACACCAGAAAAGAAAGAAGCTGCAGATCGTGTCAAAGAAGACATGAACTATCAGTTAACGGACGTAATGATTGAATACCGTCCAGAACATGAGCGAATGATCTGGGGTCTAGGTTTATCGGGCAATGCATTTAAGAAAGTGTATTACGACCCAAACCTACAGCGTCAAGTATCTATCTTTGTTCCAGCAGAAGATCTGGTTGTTCCTTATGGGGCATCAAGTATTGAGTCTGCGGATCGTGTGACGCATGTCATGCGTAAGACAGAGAACGAACTAAGAAAACTTCAAGTTGCGGGTTTCTATTTAGATATTGATCTGGGCGAACCAAATAATACGCTTGACGAAGTAGAGAAAAAGATTGCTGAGAAGATGGGGTTTCGTGCCACATCAGATGATCGGTATAAGCTTTTAGAAATGAACGTCAATCTGGACTTACCAGGTTACGAACACAAAGATAAAGATGGCGAACCTACGGGTATTGCATTGCCTTATGTGGTGACCATTGAACATGGAAGCAATACGGTATTAGCGATTCGTCGCAACTGGAGACCAGAAGATGACACAAATCAAAAGCGCCAGCATTTCGTTCATTATGGGTACGTTCCTGGTTTTGGGTTTTATTGTTTCGGGCTTATTCACTTGGTCGGTGCGTTTGCTAAGTCTGGGACTTCTCTTATTCGTCAGCTTGTTGATGCTGGCACTTTATCAAATCTGCCTGGCGGTTTTAAGACTCGTGGGTTACGAGTAAAGGGTGACGACACTCCTATTGCTCCAGGCGAGTTTAGGGATGTAGATGTACCAAGCGGCACAATGAAAGATAACATCCTGCCTCTGCCTTACAAAGAACCTAGCCAAGTTCTTTATACGTTGTTGAATAACATTGTGGAGGAAGGACGCAGGTTTGCATCGGCTGCAGATATTAAAGTATCTGACATGTCTGGTAACTCGCCTGTAGGTACGACTCTAGCTATCTTAGAGCGCACGATGAAAGTAATGAGCGCCGTTCAAGCGCGTATTCATTACTCAATGAAACAAGAGTTGCGTCTTCTTAAAGACATCATCCGCGACTACTGCCCAGAAGAATATAGCTTTGAGCCAGAAAAAGGTGATCGTCGGGCTAAACAGTCTGACTACGACCTTGTGGATGTTATCCCTGTCTCAGATCCTAATGCGGCAACTATGTCGCAAAAGGTCGTCCAGTATCAAGCGGTTTTACAGTTAGCCCAACAAGCTCCTCAGTTATACGACTTAGCTTATTTACATAGGCAAATGTTAGAAGTACTGGGCATTCAGAACGCACAGAAACTTGTGCCAATGGAAGATGATGAAGTGCCAAAAGATCCAATCTCAGAAAACATTGCTGCCGTAAAAGGTAAGCCAATGAAGGCATTTATCTTCCAAGATCACGATGCCCACATTGCAGCCCATCAAGCATTTATGGCAGATCCAATGGTTATGAAGACTATTGGCCAGAACCCACAAGCCAATATGATTATGGCCGCACTTCAAGCGCATATTGCCGAACACCTGGGCTATCAATATCGGGCGCAAGTTGAAGGTCAAATGGGTGTTGCATTACCGCCCCCAGACAAGAAGATGCCAGAGGAAGTTGAAGTGCAACTCTCACGCCTCATTGCACAAGCAAGCCAACAACTCTTGCAAATGCACCAAGGCCAGGCAGCTCAAGAGCAGGCTCAGCAACAAGCGCAGGATCCACTTATCCAAATCCAACAAGCTCAACTGCAGATTGAACAGCAAGATGCACAACGCAAACTGGCTAAAGATAACGCAGATGTTGCAATTAAACAACAGCAACTTCAGATTGAAAGAGATCGAATTGCTGCACAGCAACAAACAGAAGCAATGCGTATTCAAGCAGATATGCAGAAGGCAAAAGAATCTGAGTCTACTAAAGCCGCCATTGAACATGCGCGGATCTTAAAAGACATGTCAGTTTCACAAATGAACAAGGGATCTAAATGATCGATAAAGCTCTAGAACATCTAAGAAATAAAATAGATGACAAGGTTTTGCAACTCCAAGAAGCATTGGCTGATGGTATGGCCAGTGACTATGCGGAGTACAAAAAGGCGGTCGGTGAAATTCAAGGTCTATTAACCGCTCGTCTCTACACCATAGACCTACAAGAACGTCTAAAGGAATCTGATGGCGACTGAAATCTTACTGGCTACAAATCCAGACAATCCGAGAATCATCGGAAGCACGAAAAAAACAGTTGAAGAAAAAGCAAAGCAATTACCTAGAATGTCTGGGTATCACATTCTTTGCGCTATTCCAGAAATGGACGATGAGTACGAGAGTGGACTTCTTAAAGCAGAGGAGACTGTTCGCATTGAAGAAACAATGACAACGGTTTTGTTTGTTGTGGATATGGGTCCAGATTGCTATGCGGACAAAACTCGTTTTCCTTCTGGCCCGTGGTGCAAACGAGGAGATTTTGTTTTGGTTCGACCACACGCTGGTTCACGCTTAGTCATTCACGGCAAAGAGTTTCGCATTATCAACGATGATTCTATCGATGGCGTAGTAGACGACCCTCGTGGTATCCGACGCAAATAAGGAATACAAATGGACAAAGACGAATTTAAGTTCCCCGATGAAATCGAGGATAAGAAAGATGAAGATCTTGCCAACGAGATCGACATTGAGATTGAGGACGACACTCCTCTTGAAGACCGTAATAAAGAACCTCTTCCAAAAGAAGTGGTTGAAGAACTTTATAACGATGAGCTAGAGGATTACTCTAGTAAAGTTAAAAAGAAATTGCTTCAATTAAAGAAGCTTGCTCATGATGAACGCCGCGAGAAAGAAGCGACTGGTCGCCGTGAACAAGAGGCTTTAAGCCTGGCCAAGAAAGTTGTTGAAGAGAACAAGAAGTTAAAGGAAACTCTCAACGATAGTGAAAAGAATGTACTGACATCTATTCAAAAAGCCGTTGAGCTTGAGATGGAATCTGCAAAGCGGGAATACCGTGAGGCTTATGAATCGGGTGATTCTGATCGTGTTATGAACGCTCAGGAAAGACTGACAGACGCATCACTTCGGGCTGATAAGGTTAAAAATTATCGCCCAGCCCCTTTACAAGATTCTGAACATGAAGTACAAATCCAACAACAGATGACTCAGTCGCAGCCATCAGTTCGGGTTGATCACACTGCGGTTGCATGGCAAGAGCGCAATCAATGGTTTGGCAAAAACAAACTGATGACAAGTCTAGCTTTAGGATTGCACGAGCAACTTAAAGACGAAGGCGTGGCAGTTTCATCACAGGAATACTATCGTCGAATTGACGATACAATGAAGAAACGCTTCCCAGAGGAATTTGGGAGTGACACTCAAGAAGAAGAACGTAGTCAATCTCGTTCTACCAAACCAAGCACGGTGGTTGCACCGGCTACAAGGTCTACATCGCCCAAGAAGATTCGGCTTAACCAGTCACAACTGGCTATTGCTAAGAAACTTGGCCTGACACCAGAGCAATACGCTCAAGCTGCATTGAAAATGGAGGCCTAATTATGGCTGAAAACCGCACTCCCCGTACTATCGAAACCCGTGAAATGTTTACGCGACCAACAAGTTGGAAGCAACCTGAACTTCTTCCGGAGCCAGATAAACAACCAGGTTTCGCTTATCGATGGATTCGCGTCGCCACTTTAAATGCTGCTGATCCTCGCAACTTTTCGGCAAAACTCCGTGAAGGTTGGGAACCAGTTAAATTAGAAGAGCAACCATCTATGCAAATCTTGATGGATCCTTCTAGCAGATATAAAGACAATGTAGAAATTGGCGGGTTGTTACTTTGCAAAACCCCTATTGAGTTTGTTGAACAACGTAATGATTATTACGCCAAGCAAACACTAGCTCAAACGAATGCTGTTGATCAAAACTTTATGCGTCAGAGCGACGCAAGGATGCCTTTGTTTAAAGAAGGTAAATCTTCGACAAGCTTTGGCAAAGGTTCTTAAATTTAACTATGGAGTCTTAAATGGCTTATCCTACTGTTGACAAACCATATGGTTTGAAGCCGGTCAATTTGATCGGTGGTCAGGTTTTTGCTGGCGCGACTCGTCAAATGGAAATTGCTAGTGGTTATGCCACAAGTATTTTCTACGGCGACCTCGTTAAACGCATTTCCGATGGCACAATCGAAAAGGACACCGGTACAACTACGGCTACTCCTTGCGGAGTGTTTCTTGGTGTAAGTTTTACAAACAGTTCGACTGGTCAAGTTCAACAACAGCAATTTTATCCAGCGAGTCAGTCAATTAAGTCTGGCACAAAGATTTTT